GTGGGATCCCACAAACCCCGAGAAAAGGCACAGGGTATATCCCACCGATGCGGGATCGCTTGCCCCGAGGCCCCCGAGGCGCTCCCCGAGGCCTCAGGGGATCGAATCGGATGCGGGTTGGATTCGGGATCGAACCCCGATCGGCCCTGCGGCATCCTCTGCTGCCGATTCTCGGGGCATCGGACGGAATCGAGAGGAATCGAGAGGACCCTCCGCCCCCCGATCGCAAGGTTAACAGTGGAAACCCTTGGGGGATTCCCCTGGGGTACCGGGGGGACCGACTACGCCAAACGTATGTACAGGCGCTCACATTTTTGCACCAAGTACCCGCTGGTCACCACTTGGTCCTGTTGGCCCAGTAGGCCGCTGACATCTTGCCCTTGGCGATGTTCTTGGCGTGGCGGGCCTTGAAGGCCTTGTTGCGCTTGCTGCCCTTGGGCGAGCCACTGACCCCCTGCTGGCCAAAGCGAATCAACTTCACCGTCGTTCCCACCTTGGCGAGCACCGCGTGGCTCTTGGTCTTGTGGCCAGGGGTCCTCTTCGGCTTGTTGTACCCGCTGAACCTCTCGCCTCTGTACTCCACAGCCATCAGTTGCCTCCCTGAGCTGTCTCGATCTTGCGGATGACCCCTTTGGGAATGCAGTTCACGTTGCCCAGATGCCCGTCCTCTGCGTCCTCGAGGGTGCTTGCGATCACCAGGAACTCCTCGGTGTCCTTCACCAGCCACCCTGCGGTGATCATCCGGGCCGGCTCAAGGGCAGCGGCCTCGGCACCAGTGATCCAAGGGTCCTCGACGCCAACGATGTCGCACCAGTACACCACGATCCAGTCGCCCATCAGGGTGTACCTCCGGGTGACTGGGAGGGAGGCCCGGCTTCCGAGGGCTGCCTGATGGACTGGATGGCCCTCATGACGCTCCTGCGCCTACGGAGGGCAGAGGCTTGGCTGAGGTCGAGCTCGTCTGCCCCCTCCAGCACACACATGAGGCTTCCGCCTACGACCTTGAGCTGGTAGCCCTCCGGGCAAGGGTTGATGGCGAGAGGCTGTCTCGGCATCGGCTCCAGGCCGGCCAAGGCTGCGAGAGCCTCGGTGTCGATGTGCATGGGTCTTTTGGGGCTTAGGTACTTAAGTGGCAATGGTGACCGATACCGCCACCACCACCTCTCCCGAGAATGGCAGTAGGGGCATCATTCATCCATTGGTGGCATAAGAGAGGCTCAGGTCACCTAAGGGGCTTTTGTTCACCCTCTGGGTTATCCTCCCTCCATGAGGGAAGAGACTTCCGTTCAAGGGCCTGAGCTTGGTCGTGGTCGATCTCTACGGTGGACCATCGGTAGTGGCAGTTTGGGCACAAACGGATCCTTCTGACGGTCTTGTAGTGGTCGTCCCAGAGGGCCTCATGGACCTCAGTCCGCCCATGGCCACAGAAGGGGCAAGGGCAACTCAGGAAAGCCATGTGGATTGTCTTGGTCGGTGTCCGAGGGTGTACCCCTTGGCACCAGGGTTCAGGAACTCCTCGAGGACCTTGGCGTGTCTTTCAGCACGGACCTCGGCCATCTCCCTGTCTCTGTCTCTGGCCATGGCGTCGGCATGGAACCCAAGAGCCATGGCGAGGGCGTCCAGGCGGTCGTCGTGCCTCAGGGCACCTCGGTCCCTGGTGATGCGGGAGAACTGGTGCATCAGCATGTAGGACCGCTGCTGGTCCGCAGGCATGCTCTGGACGCTGTCGTAGTCGTTCTGGATGACTGACCTGTCGATCAGCAGCCGGCGGGAGGAGCTCAGGGGCTCGATCGTGTCGCAGATGCGGCGCTCTTTCTGGATGTGGTGCCTCACTAGATCCACTGAGCAGGGGTAGCCCACCTTGGCCAGCACGGGCTGGAGCAGGCTTTTGAACATCCCCTGTCCGAGGTTCTCCTCGACGATGATCCGGTTGACCTTGTACTGCTTGGCTGTGCGGGCGATCTCTTCGAGCACCTCGTCACCGAAGCCACCCTTGATGCCCTTGCAGCACAGGACGAACGCCTGTCCCGCATAGGAGGCCGTGACGGCCACTGCAGTCTCGTCGGAGCCTTTGCCTGACGGGTCCACGGCCATGACCTTGGTCTCGTAGGGCACCAGCTCGCCATCGGTGGCCATTGGCCTGTGGTAGCGGTCGCCGTTGAAGCCGACGCATGGAAGGTCGTTGATGACCTTGTCCGGGTCGTTGCACCAGATGTACTTCTCGAAGCACTTGTCGCTGTCGAGGTCGGCCACCTGGAGGTCGTTGATCCGCAGCGGGTAGCGGTCCAGATCCGACATGCTCTGGTCGAGCATGAACTGGAGGTTGAACATGGAGCGCCCGTAGGCGAGCTCCCGCTCCATCAGATCCTCGCTGTCGAACCTAGCAGGGTCTGTGGGCTCCCCTGCGGCCCCCTGAAGGCTTTGGATCATCGGCGCGAGCATGGGGCCGTACCCGACCTTCTGTCGCTCAGAGGGGATCTTGGCAGGCCAAATGCGAGTCTCGAATCCACGGGCCGGCAGCTCCCGCAGGATGTCCTGCTCCGTCTGCGGGGTGCCGAGGTAGATGATCCGCCCGCCCGGCTTCAGGATCGCCTCGTACTCCTGCGTGGCAGCCGCCAGCTTGTCCCTCATCATCTGGGTCTGGCTGTTGGCCCAGGAGGCCACGTCGTCGCAGATGATCTCCGAGGCGCGAGCTCCGGTGATGCTGGAGTAGACGCCCTTGGAGGTCACCGAGGGGCTGTGGGACGGAGGTGCCGGCCCGACATCGAAGGCCACCTTCGAGTTCCGCTGGTTCTCCCTGGGGCGCATGTGCGCCGTCAGGACACCCATTTCCTCGATCAGGCGCAGGGTGAAGGTGCTGAAGTCGTCAGAGCGGTTCTTCGAGGCACTGATGACCAGGAAGTTCAGCGACGGGTCCAGCAGCAGCCGCCAGACCACATAGGCGCTCGTGATGTAGCTCTTGCCCACCCCACGGAACGCCTGGATCACGGTGCGCCGAGGTCCGCCGGCAAGGTAGTCCGCGATGTCGTACTGGACCTTGGTGGGCTCAGGCAGACCCAGCGCCGCCCAGGCGAGGTACAGGAAGTTCTTGAACCCCGAAGGACCGTGGAGGCGCTGGTCTACCTGCGTCACTTGATCTCTTTGAGCTTGATCTTCAGCTCAGATCGCTTGCCGCGCCTCGGCTTCGTCGAGGGCCGTCGGGACCGGGTGCTCGCGGTGCGAGAGCGGGTGCGCCGGCTCTTCTGGTCATCACGGGTGCGCTTGGAGACGCTGGGCGTCTTGGCGGCAGGGGTGGGGGAGGGGGTGCGGGAGGGTACACCTCGACGGGGCATAGTTACTCAGCCTGAGCCACAGGCTCATCAGGGGTTTCGAACGGAAGGACAGCGGCGAGGTTGGTGATGGGGGCGTCAGCGAAGGCCAGGCTGTCGATGCCGTTGTCCTTCAGGAACTGACGCGCCACCGAGAGGTCAGCAGCGGTCGCCTCACCGCTCTGGACCTTCTCCAAGAGGTCTTGGGCAAGAGCCCCGTGCAGGGACTCGAGGATCTTGTTCAGGTCCATCAGTACCCGGTGCGGCCTCGGCGCATCTGCTCGTTGGCAATGGCAAGACCCCGACGCTTCATGGCGGACTTCTTGCCCTTCTTCTTCTTGCGCTTCTTCTTCACGGTCTTCTCCGAGTCACGGAAGGCTTCGGCAGTGGGGGCACCAGGGGCACCGGGTTTCCGCATGCGCTCGCCGCTGCCGGCTGCGATGCGCTTGCGCTTGGCGTGGATGTTCGCGTAGAGACCTTTCTTAGCCATGGTTCACTCCATGAAGCCCACGATGACCGATGCTCCCGTGCCGCCTTTCAGCACAGCGCGCATCTGCGGCATGACGGCGACCCCGGTCTGAAGCACCTCAGCGGTGGTGGAGACGTTGAGGGCACCAGAGGTGGCGATCTCGACGAAGTCGAGGTCAGGGTGCAGGCGACCCTGGAGCTCAACCTCGGTGCAGGAGCCAGCCGTGATTCGGTACTGGACTGCGCCGGCCTCGTCGTAGAGGTGCTGGCAGTTGACTTGCGTCCCGGTCACATCACCGGACGCGGCGTCAGTATCTAGGAGGATGTGGACTTTGCTCATGGTTCACTGCATGACGTAGATGTAGAAGCCTGTACCCAAGCCGCTGGCGTCAACGCTTGTGACCCGGGCTCTTACTTGGGGAAGGATCGGGAGGTCCGCGAAGATCTTCTCGTCTCCTGCGGAGAGCACGAACTCTGAGCCACCATCGGTCAGGTCCATGAAGCTGAACTGGTCCGAAAGGCGACCTTGCAGAGCGACTGTTCCAGAACCGACGATGCACTTCGCTTGCATGGCTCCAGTCTCGTCACGCTTTCTCTGCGCGATGATCGTGGTGCCATTGGTGTCCGTCGTGAGCCCCCGGATGGCGAGGATGCTTGCTGTTACAAGAGCCATGTCACATGCTGAAGAGTTTGATGCCGAAGGTGGTGATGACGGACACGGCCGCAGCCATGCCCATCGCCCAAGCTCGACCGCCCTCCAGCGAGCGCACTCGCCTGTCTAGCTTGTCGAGCTGATCCTGGTGGACCCGCATGGTCGCGAGGATGCTGTCCACCTTTCCCTCAAGGCGCCCTATGGCCAGCAAGAGGTCGTCCTGTGTAGTCATCAGTCAGTCGAGGTCGCGCGGATGATGAAGTTGAAGACCACGCCGTGATCCTTTGTGGCGTCGGACTCGACGATCCTCTGGCCCGCAGCAGCCAAGCTGGCACCGTTGAGACCTTCGCCTCCAGTGGTGACACGCGCGGCCGCAGCTCCACCCATGTCGTCTTTGCCCACGATGACGCGCCCACGGAGGTCGGGCACGTTGAAGGTCGTTGAGCCGTCACCTGCACCGAAGTTGGTGCCGATGTTGGCGAACAACGTGGCGTAGGTCGTTCGGCTGATCGCGGCCCCGTCGCACAGCACCCAGCCAGTGGGTGCAGAGGCGCCGCTGTAGGCCAGGATGGCACCGATCGGGACCAACATGCCGGGGAACTCGACCCCAGCCACTCGCATCTTCGTAACCATCAGGAGAGGCCCTCGTAGCCGTAGACAAGAACACGGGCACCCTGTCGGATGCTGCCGGAAGCACTGGTGTCAGTAATGGCATCGATGCAGACGAAGCGCAGCCCCTCAATGGTGCCGGTGCTTGTTGTCTGGTTTGCGATGTTCCATGTGGCCGTGCCGTCCGACGACAAGGCTCCAACATTGGTCAGCGCGTTGAAGCTCGTCCCGACTGATTGGATGGTCTTGAAGGCCGAGACCGAGGAGTTGTTGTCGGGCAGCCTCGATACGAAGTTGGCGTAACCCTGCCCTGTAGAGGTCGTGTTGCTCAACGCCGGAGTCGCAAGG